GTTTCAGCATTATCACCAAGAGGAGATGTTGTTTTAGGCAGTACCATTCGTTGCAGAGTACGAATAATTGTTTTTAATTGTCGTGATTCTTCTTCACTTTCAGGTGATAATAACCACTCTAGTGAGTGTACTTTGAGGTCGACACCTTTAAATACAAGAGTCGCAAAAGGATTAATTGCTGTACCACGACCTACACCAATACCATTTCCGATATCTGGTGTAATTGATGCTAGACCTGCTGTTGTAAGGAATCCCACACCATCTGCGAGTGTATTTGCTCCTTCAACAAGTGCATCTTTTGCGCCTTCTGTGCCTTTAAATACACCGCTAATCGCATTATATGCGGCTGTGCCTGATTCTTTTAATTGGTCAGTGAGTGTAGCGGCCACATTTTGAGCATCTTCTGGTCGACCTGCTAATTGGGCTGCGGTAGTACCGATCAATCCAAGTTCGTCACCCCCAACATTAATTTTAAAATTGTCTTGGATTTGTTTAGGTAAAGGTAACATTATCTCAGCAAGGCGTTTTTCTTCAGAGCCTTTTGTGCCACCGTAAGTATATTCAAAGAAGCGCATTAGCGTTCCATGTGAGCCTAAGTTCTTGGGAAAAGTCATTACACTTGAAGGACCTCTTTGCTCAACCTTTCGTCTCGCCATTGCTTCGAGTGGACTTGTTTTAAGTAATCCTTGTGTCATCTCTGAACCTTTATATAAATAATAAGTTAGTCTATGTTGATTATTTATATGTATTGGAGATATTGTGCCTAATTATTATCAGGGTCGATTTAAGCCTCGTAATCCCGAGAAGTATAAGGGTGACCCAACAAATATAATTTATAGAAGTGGCTGGGAACTCAAGTTGATGTCTTATCTAGATAAGCATCCTCATGTGGTTAAATGGAATAGCGAAGAGATCGTTATACCTTATCGTTCACCTATTGATGGAAAGATGCACAGATATTTTCCAGACTTTTATGTGGAACAGATAAATAGACAGAAGAAGAAAGAAAAAGTGCTAATAGAGGTGAAGCCTTATGCTCAAACAAAACCTCCAAAGGTACAAAATACTAAGAAAAATAAGCCTACTAAGCGTTATATAAATGAAGTTAAGACTTGGGGTATTAATTCAGCTAAATGGAATGCGGCTGAAGAGTTCTGTAAAGATAGAGGCTATATTTTTAAAATTATTACTGAAAATGATTTAGGTATAAAATAATGTATGATTATAAATGTAAAGTAGTTAAGGTAGTAGATGGTGACACTGTAGATGTGGACATCGATCTGGGCTTTGGTATCTGGATGAGAAATGAAAGAGTTCGCATTATGGGCATTGACACGCCTGAATCAAGAACAAGAGATTTAGTAGAGAAGAAGTTTGGTCTAGCGGCAAAGGATCGTTTGATACAACTACTAGGTGAGAAACCAGTATTGCGTACACAAATCGCAAGAAATGGCGAAGATATGAAGGGTAAGTTTGGTCGTATTCTTGGTGATTTTGATGTGTATGATGCTAAGACTGACTCATGGCGACCAGTTACTAAGGTTATGATTGAAGAAGGTCATGCTGTTGATTATTATGGTGGCTCAAAAGAAGAGATTCAAGAAGCACATATGCTCAATAGACAAAGATTAATTGAAGAAGGCGTAGTAATTCTCTAATGGCTGTACTCTTTGACGACATTTTAAATAAAGGCATCAGGCAGGGTAAAATACCTGCTCGTACCTCTACAGCACGAAATTGGTATCGTGATACTGCTAAAGATTATAGGAATGTCAAAGAGAATGATTTCTTTGGTAAGAAAGGCGACAAGAATAGAATGACTTCTATGCCTCTTGTTGGATCAATGTATATGTATGGATATACAGCAAAGACTAGAGATAAGCTACCGTATTATGATAGAATGCCTCTGATCTTTCCATATAGAAAAGTAAAGGGTGGATTCTACGGATTAAATATGCATTATTTGCCATTACCACTTCGTGCCAAGTTGATGGATGCTCTATATGAAACAGCAAATAATAAGCAGTATGACGAAACAACAAGACTAAAACTTAGCTATAAGATATTAGATGATGCCGCTAAGTTTAAAGAATTCAGACCGTGCATAAAAAGATATTTAACGAAGCAAGTACAGACTAGGTTTATGTACATATATCCATCAGAATGGGATATAGCACTATTCTTGCCAACAGAAAGATTTGTTGGAGCATCGAAAGCGACAGTCTTTGCTGATTCAAGAAGAAAAATTACATAGGAATAAAAAATGTCATTTAACATAGCAGACTTTAACTCAAAATTATCGCAACATGGTGGATTATCTAAAAGTAATCTATTCTTTGCTCGAATAAACATACCTCAAGCACTAATCAATGAGTTTGTAGATATACCTGTATCAAGAGATTTAGAATTTTTCTGTAAGAGTGTTACTTTACCTGGATTCGACCTTGAAACGGCTGATGTTCAGCCTCAGGGATTTGGACCAGTTGTTCGTAGACCCCAAGGAATGAACTTTCCTGTAATGCCGTGTATCTTTTTTGTAGACTCAAATTTTGGCATTATGAAGTTCTTTCACAGATGGATGCAAGCAGTCGTAAACTACGATAGAAGTGGCGGTAACTTCGGAGCAGTAAACGGAGCATTACCATTCGAGATGGGCTACAAGAGCGAATATGCTACTACAATGGATGTTGCAGTATTCTCTCAAAATTCAAGAAGAGTTGAATATGTGTATAATTTCTCGGGCTTATATCCAGTAAATACAGGAACACAAGAGACTGATTGGTCAACTCAAGGCGAAGTTATGACTATGGCTGTAGGTTTCTCTTATGATCAATTAAAGGTTACTGGTTCTGAATCAGGCAAAGTTGAGTCAGAAAACGGATCAACAGCAGGCAGAATGCTCAGATGGTTCAACACTATTAACCAAACAGTGAATGCGATAGAAGCGTTCAGAAAACCAACTGATATTCAAGATTCAATTAATAACCTACAGACAGTGAACACAATATATAATTCATTTAAATAATTCTATAATATAGGAGAAGTGAGATGGCATTACCGAAGATAGACCTTCCTTTATTCGAGGTCAAATTATATTCAACGGGTGAGACAGTACAATATAGACCTTTTACAGTAAAGGAAGAAAAGGTCTTACTAATGGCTCAAGAATCTGGCGATAATAAGCAAATGATTCTGGCAATGAAACAGATTGCAGGAAATTGTTGCCCAAATATTGATATTGAAAGCATACCGATGTTTGATCTTGAATATTTGATGTTGCAGTTAAGATCAAAATCTGTGAACAATGAGATTACTTTTACAGTTCAAGATGAAGAGACTCAACAGCCGGTTGAGTTAACGCTTGATGTAGATAATATTAAGGTACATATTCCTGAAGATCATAGCAAGAAAATTGATGTATCAGATAATGTGTATCTAATGATGAGATATCCTACACTAGAAGAAGTAGGAATGTTTCTTGAGTTAGTTAACTTAGATGGCACCGAAGAAGAAAACAATGAGAAGGCTGCCGATATTCTCTACGGAGTTATGATCTCTTGTATAGACAGTGTAGTGAATGGTGATGAAGTAGAAAAACTAAGCGAGTATACTCCAGAAGAAATACAAGAATTTGTTGATACTCTGCCTGGCGGCACTATCGAATCGTTGAAGAAATTCTTTGAGACTGTGCCTCAATTAAAATATGAAGCAAAGTATACCAACTCTGCAGGCAATGAGAAGACGATAAAACTAGAGGGAACTGAAACTTTTTTTCTCTAATGTTGAGTCATATTAGTCTGGGAGCGTACTATAAATTGATGTTCTCAATGGCTCAACATCATAAATACAGTATAAGCGACTTAGAAAATATTTTGCCTTTTGAGAGAGATTTATACGCTGAAATGTTAGTCGAGTTCATTGATGAGCAAAGTAAAAAACAACAATAACGGAGTAAATGATGAGTGAAGAAACAAAAGCAGAAGTGTTTCACCCTGCTGATACAAACGGTGATGGAAAGGTGTCTAAAGACGAAGAGCAGTTATATCTTGAGTTTAGGCGCAAAGAATTAGAAGATGCAGATGCTATGCGTGATGCACAGCGCAACATGACATGGTTTGCTCTTGGTGGTTTGTTGTTATACCCATTCGCTGTTGTTCTAGCATCTCTTGTAGGTCTAGATCAAGCACAGAAAACATTAGGCGATATGGCACCAACATACTTTGTTGCTGTTGCTGGTATCGTAGCCGCATTCTTTGGCACACAGAACTTCGGCAAGAAGAAATAGGAGTAGATTATGGAAGCACCACTAGAAGCATGGAATAACTTATCATATTTCGATGGTATAATGTTCACAGTTTGGTTGGGCATATTGTACTACGGAAAGAATTTAATCGATCAATGGTTCGGAAAATAAAAACAAATGGCTGATAGAGACCCCGCAACAGAAGAAGCCCGTCATCAAGAGATGATGGCCCTTTTAGGTGCCATAGGCACTACTATGGCCGAACAAACTGGCGTTCTAACGGATATCAAAACGGATCAAAGCGAAGCTAACGAAGATGATGAAGAGGCAAGAAAAAAAGCCGCTCGTGATGCTAAGAAAGAGAGCGTAACTGAAGAAGATGGCAAGAAAGGATCAGGATTATTTGCCGGAGTTAAGGGTGCTGTAGCCGCCGAGGGTGGCAAACTGAAGATGGCCAAGAAGCTAGGAATAGCGGCCGCATTGCTACCATTCCTTGACGGATTTCTTGGTAGCATGATTGATGACATCAAAGAATCTCTTTTCCCAAGTAGTGATCCTGACGGCAAAAAAGATCAAAAATCATTAATAGAAAGAAGCGTAGGTAAAGGTGGACTGTTTGCCCTAATCGGTGGGTTCATTAACAAGAGACTTATAATACCTGGTTTCTTCATGGGTGTCTTTAATGAAGTATTCAAAGACATGGAGAACAATAAGTATCTCGAAAAGACTGGACTAACTCCGGAACAGCAAAAGTCCCTAGGTCTGGCAATGTCTGGTGCTTTAGGTCTTGCAGTTCCTAGACTAGTTACAAAGACTGTACCTGGATTAGTCAGAAGTACTGTACAAGGAGCGAATCAATTTGGTCAAGCGGCTGCCGCTCAGAGGGCATTAACAACAAATGCCGCAACAGGAGTTACTGGTCAAGCAGGTAGAACAGTTCCAACTGGAATGAGAGTAAACAGTGCTGGTAGAGTTGTTAACGCAACTACAGGAAGATTTACCTCTGTTGCTGATCTTGAAAAAGCAATGAAGGCTCAAAAGAGAGCGGCAAAATTAGCAAAATATGCTAAGTTCTTTAAATTCTTGAAAGGTGGAGCATTAGCAATCTTACCATCTTTATTCGATGTAGCGATGGCAATCTATAATGATGCACCAGAAGATGAAGTTAAGAAACAGTTGTCTGGAGTTCTAGGTGCCGCAGGTGGCTTTGCTATTGGTGCATTAGGTGGTAGCGCATTAGGTACTGCTATATTCCCTGGAGTTGGTAGTGCAATTGGATTGTTCTTAGGTGGTACTGCAGGTGCTCTAGGCGGTGAAAAACTTATTGAGATGATTACTGGTTCTTTACTAAGTGGTCAAGACCTTGATGCAGATAAATTTAAAGGAAATGCTGGAGCAAAAAGAAGAGCGCAAAGACAGGCTGCGAAAAATAGAGCCAAAGGAATAACTCCTGATCAAGCGATGGGACAACTAGATGCTTTGGCCGCTAAATCGACTGGTACTACAGGAACTCCTAATATTACACCAGCCGCAGAAGCTGGTCTAGAAGCACAAACAGAAAAAATGACAACTCCTTCAGGTGGATTTATCGATTCTTCAATGCAGAATATGATCAATAATGCACTCGTTGGTGGCAATACAAACAATCAAACAAATGTTGGTGGATCAAGTACTACATTTAACATAGTAAACGGTTCTAATAGTTCACTAAGTAACGCACCGCATTTACCTGTTCCTCAAGGCTTCTAATCAATATCTCTTTTCTTGCGAGTCAGTGTAGTTTCTACATCGTCTTGCTTGAGAAGTTCTTCAAGTTCTTCTACTGAAACATAGTCTAAGTCCCAGTGATTACAGATATCGTTGCGATATCTTGTATGATTCTTATCAGACGATTTCGATTTCTTTCTGTTAAAATAATCTTTCAAACGGTCGCTAATTTGCATATAAACCTCTCGCTATTTTATAGACAAAAAAAGGGGCGCATCCTTGCACCCCATAAACCCTAGATTGAGTTTTGACCAATCACCTTAGTCTTCCGCTAAACTCTTGAAGAAATCAAGAGAGTCATCCGTTGACTCTGATGTGGTTGAGGATGGGGCTTCAGCCTGAGCAACTGCTGGTGCAGATCGCTCTTTAAAGTTTGGCTGAAACTCCATCCCCGCATTGCTGTCCTCGGCAGTAGGGCTGGGTGCGTGTGTACTGCCATCAAGTTGGAGAACCTTATGCAATTTTGCTTTCAGTTCAGCATAGGACTTGAAGTTTTTAGGATCAACAATTTCTTGAAGGGAATGCTGT